CTACCTAACTACCTTTTTGCCGCCCTGAATGATTACGCCCCTAACGCTGTTTGGCGTTGGCAGTTCTACGCCGTCAAGGGTGTAGGCTTTGGCTTTGGCGGCATTAACGCGGGCAGCTGATACGCCCGCCGATGTATCTTTAGACAATTCTATTTTACCGTTGCCATTGTAGGTGTAAAGTATTATTTTGCCGTTATCAAATTGGGCTATCCGAAAGTTTACGTTACTTTGCCCACTATTCCACGGCGTTAGATGCAGAAACGATTTGCCATTGGGCGCGGTTGTAACCCAATATCCTTTGAAAAACCATTGCGACCCATTGGCAAATGATATTATACTATACCCACCATCAGCAAGCGTTAGCCCGGTTGGTTTAATATCCCAATACTCATTATCAAAGCCCGCGTTAAAATCGCCTGTTGTAATATCGGCGTTCCACGTTCCGGCTATTGTAGTATCGTCTAAATCCGTAATGTAGTTTTGGGCGTTGGCTACCAGGCAGACCAAACAAGCCATCGTTAAAAATACCCTTTTCATCTTTTTCTGTATTTTGGTATAAAGCGAATTATCCTACATTCCTTTTTTGTTCGGGCAAATACATTGCTTCTAATTCGTCTATACGCGCTTTGTATTTTGCAACCATTTTCGACAAAGTTTCTACGGTGGTTTCAAGATTTGCTATTTCGGCATCTTCCGGGGCATCCATACCGGCGGGCAAAGTGCGCATATCACCAATACCACGCAACAGCCATTCAGCCGATACGTCGTTGTGCTTATTCAGTATGAGCAACAAAGTATCTACCGTTATTGCCGCCCCATTATTGGAAAGTTGGCGGTTTAGACGTTTTTGGGTAGCCGAATCGCCGCCCGCTAATTTGTTTTGCGTTTCGCCAAATTCAGCAAAAACCACTGATATTCTATTTCTTACGTCGTTTTCTGTCTGCATACGCTTACGGTACAAATTGTTAAACAAGGTTATTTATTAGACATTTTTGTCTTAAATGTTTGGACAATTACCCGAAAACGTCTATCTTTGCACTCGGTATAAGTAAGTAACTATTTAACCGCGAACATAAGAAAGACTGTCGGACATCTGCGCCCAACTATAATGTAATTCCATTTGCAAAGATACGACAGTTTTTCTTTTCCGCCAAAGATATAAGTAAGTAAATAAGTGATTTTAACTAAAAGTTCGAGAAAAGTAAAATGGAAGTAGAAAAAGTAACGCGCGAAGATTTGCGAGGAATGCAGATGGGCGAAACCAAAGTGTTTGATTTGCCTAACGCCCAGGCTTGCGACAACGGAAAATCTGTTGCTTATCAAATGCAGAATTTATTAAGGTGTAAATTCAGTGTTTCAACTGACTACACAAGTAACAAACTGACTATTACCAAAAACTCTATATGATAATTGATAAGCCGATAGTAAACCCTGACGGATTGTATAACCAAAAGCAAGCCGCCGAAGCCCTACACATAGACCGGCACACCGTCGCACGGTACGAAGCCGACGGACTTATTAAGTTTAGAGTACGAAAGGCAGGTAAGGTAAAGGTTACGACCGGTGCGGAGATTATCAAGTGTTGGAATGGTATGTACTCAATTAAATAATTACGACTATGCCGATAATTGGAACTATCATAGAAATTGCCCTTTGTGGCTTTCTGATGGGCGTATTAATATATGACATATACACCCTACACCGTGAAATGAAGTATTAACTAAAAAGCACTATTAGTTATGAAAACAGATTTTAGTATTAACGTGCAAGTGAATATCGGAGTAACGCCCGAAGTCGTACAATTAGTTACGTCTATCTTGCAGAGAACGCCGCCGACTGAAATAGCACCGGCGACAAGTGAGCAACCCGGAGAGAGCGCAGCCACGACGCAGGGAAAACGCGGCAAAGGTAAAGCGAAGCCCGCACCCGACACAACCGCCGAGGCAGAGGTAGCACCAACGCCCGAAGCATCGGCAGAGGGTAAGGAACTGACCGAACAAGATGTAAGGGAGGCAATGCACCGTACCCGCCAACGTATCGAGGGCGAGGACTACAAGAACAATACCGATAGCGAGGGTTACAAAAAGTATCACAAACAACTAACGGCTACGTTCAAGAATATTGCCGCTCTGTTGGGTAGTGACAAGCCAAGCACGTTGCCCGCCGATAAGCGCGAATCGTTTATTAAGCAGTGCGACGAATTGATAGTGAAAGACGGAGAAATAATAACTGAAGCACCGTTTTAGACTATGCCTGGACTACACGCAGTATTAAGCCCCAGCGCAGCCCATAGGTGGATGAATTGCACCGCCGCCCCGCGACTTGAAGAAAAAGTAGAGGACAAGGGCAGCGCATACGCGGAAGAAGGCACTTTAGCACACGCTTTTTGTACCAAGCGCCTTAAAGAGTTTTTGGGATTGCCGACCAAAGACGAAGAAGCGGAAATAGTGCCGTTATTCGACAAGTATCACACGGGCGAAATGGACGAATACACGGACACGTACAAAGTTATCGTGTTAGAGAAGTTCAACGCCGCCCGTGCAAAGACCCCCGACGCACAATTATTGGTGGAAGTACGTTTGGACTTTACTAAATACATTCCTGATGGTTTCGGCACAGCCGACACGATGATTATTGCCGATGGCTGTTTAGAGATTATAGATTTCAAATACGGCAAAGGCGTTAAGGTATCAGCATACCAAAACCCGCAAATGAAAATTTATGCGTTAGGTGCTTATGAAGCATTCTGTTTTGAATATAATATAAGCCGCGTAAAAATGACTATCGTGCAGCCGAGAATAGATAATCTTTCGGAGTTTGAACTATCTACCACCGACTTGCTTAGATGGGCTACTTACGAACTTATGCCGAAAGCCAAAGAAGCATTTAGCGGTAAAGGTGAACAGAAACCTGGCGAGTGGTGTCAGTTCTGTAAGGTGAAGTGCAGTTGCAAGGCTTTGGCAGCAACATGCGTTAAGACAGCCACCGAACACGCCAACCCGCTATTAGTAAGCAAAGAGGATATGGAAAATATCGTTTTGCCACAGATAGCCACTATTAAGACGTGGTTAGCCGGTATCGAAGAATATGCGTTGCAACAGGCTTTAAGCGGTGTTCAGTATGCCGGCTATAAGATTGTGGCAGGGCGTAGTATTCGGAAGATTACCGACCCCAAAGCCGTGATGCAGCTTTTGGCAAATAACGGCTTTGCCGCGGAATCATACACCAAACCTACTGAATTAAGGGCTATCACCGACCTTGAAAAGTTGATTGGTAAGAAACGGTTTGCCGAGTTATGCAAAGACTACATAGACAAACCACAAGGCAAGCCCACGTTAGCACCTGACAGCGACAAACGCCCGGCGTTCAATGCCGCCGCCGACGATTTTAAGGAAATCAGTATTAACGATTAAATAGAATCCGTATGCCACCAAAAGAAAACGAAATCGGCAACGTACTTAACGAGTGTTCAGAGCGCGAAGAATTAGGAGAAAGCAAATACCCCGGTATGATGTACGAAGAGGGCGTGAAAAACGCTATCTTATGATTACAGGGATCCGGCGAAAACCCGATGAAATAGTAAACCAATTATTCACAATTTTAATTCATTTCAAATTATGATTAAACCGATTGTAAAAGATGGTAAGGTAGTGTTTGGCCCGTGCCGCCTATCCTACACCCACGTTTTCAACAAGTACAACCCTGATGGAAGCGCGGAAGATGGTAAGTATATGACAAATGTACTTATCCCAAAGAGTGAGAAAGAAACTATTAAGGCTTTGCAGGAGGCTATCGAAGCCGCCAAGAAAGCCGCTATAGTAGCCAAGTGGGGAGGCAAAGAACCCAAAAAACTTGATATGCCATTACGCGATGGCGACGAAAAAGAAGATGATATTTACCAAGACCACTTTTTCGTCAATGCCAAGAGCAACACACGCCCCGGTATTGTTGATAAAAACAAAGTGCCTATCGTGGACGAAGAAGAAGTGTATAGCGGCGTTTGGGCGGTTGTGTCTGTTACATTCTACGGTTACGACGTAAGCGGTAATCGTGGCGTGGCTTGTGGGCTTAACAACATTATGAAGTTCAAAGACGACGACCGTTTGGGCGGCAGAGTGTCAGCCGAAAGCGACTTTGGCGGCGTTGAGTTTGACAACGAAGATGACGACGATTTGTAAACCTAAAAACTTTTTTGTTCATACGGTTAAAATAGGTTATTAATTTGACGCGCACCCGCCGCCGGTGAAGATGTGGCGGCGGGCGCAGAAAAGGAGAAATTAAAATGCGAGAAATAGGCATAGACATAGAAACTTATAGCAGTAACGACCTTGTTAATTGCGGAGTGTATAAGTACGTCGAGGCGCCAGACTTTACTATATTGCTGTTTGCGTATAGTGTAGATGGCGGCGACGTGCAATGCGTGGATATGGCGCAGGGGGAAACTTTGCCCGATGAAATCTTTGCAGCCCTCACAGACCCCACAATTACAAAGACGGCATTTAACGCCGCTTTTGAAAGAATCTGTATAAGCAAGTATTATGGATTTGCCGAGCCGTTAGACCCCGCCCAATGGCGTTGCACAATGGTACGAGCCGCCCGAATGGGTTTGCCGCTTTCGTTAGGACAATGCGGCGAGGTGTTGAAGTTGGAAGCCGGTAAGATGCAAGAGGGTAAGACCCTGATTAGATATTTTAGCGTACCGGGCAAGAACGGCAGACACCTACCAAGCGACGCGCCCGACCGTTGGGAAACTTTCAAGAAATACAATATACGCGATGTTGAGGTAGAGCAGCAGATATTAGCCAAAGTTCGCCGACTGACCGCGCCGACCTTTGACGAAGAACTATATACAGCCGACCAAGAAATAAACGACAGGGGCGTAATGATTGACCGCGTTTTGGTTGATGCCGCCGCACGTTTCGACGATGAATATAAGGCGAAGTTATTAGCCGAGGCGCAGCAGCTTACAAGAATGGAAAACCCCAACAGCCCCACACAGATAAAAGAGTATTTGAGCCGTACAACAGGTTTCACTATTCAAAGCCTGAATAAAAAGAATTTAGACGATTTGGAAAGCCAACTTAAATACTGGGCCAAAGCACAGAAAGTTTTAGCCATTCGGCGCGAAATGGGTAAGACCTCAAACAAGAAGTACAGCGCTATGCAAAATTGCGTTTGCAATGATGGACGAATACACGGACTTTTGCAGTTTTGCGGTGCAGCCCGTACCGGGCGTTGGGCGGGTAGATTGGTACAAGTTCAGAATTTGCCACAAAACCATTTGGAAAGTTTGGACTACGCCCGCGAGTTGGTACGACAGGGCGATTTAGAAGAATTTGAACTAAACTACGCCAATGTTACCCAAGTATTAAGCGAGTTAATACGCACAGCCTTTATCGCTGCACCAAATCACACATTTCACGTTTGCGACTTTTCGGCTATTGAAGCCCGCGTTATTGCGTGGTTAGCCGGTGAAGAATGGGTATTGGACATATTCAGGAGCGGGCGCGACATCTATTGTGAAACAGCGTCGCGTATGTTCAAAGTACCCGTAGAGAAACACGGACAAAACGCGGAACTACGACAAAAAGGCAAAATCGCTACTTTGGCGTTAGGCTGGGGCGGCGGCGTTTCGGCTTTGGAAGCAATGGGCGGTAGCCGGTTAGGACTGACAGAGAAAGAAGAAAAGGAAATCGTAAACCTTTGGCGCAATAGTAACCCGCGTATCGTTAAGATGTGGGCAATTATTGAAAAAGCCGCTATGACAGCACTAAAGACAGGCGGCAGCGTAACGGTGCATCGTGGTATCGTGGTTAGTAAGCGTTGGGGTATGCTATTGATAACGCTACCGTCAGGGCGTACTATCTGTTACCCACGCGCCGAGGTTGGCACAGAATATAACGACGGTTGGAGAGGCGACCACGAAATAATAGAGTACGAGGGATTGAACCAGACTACCAAGAAATGGGGAAAGGTAAGAACTTACGGCGGTAAACTGACCGAGAATATAGTACAAGCCATTGCCCGCGATATATTAGGCGTCGTGATTTTACGCGCCAAGAAAGCCGGTTTAGATATAGTGTTTCATATTCACGATGAAATAGTAGTAGAAGCAACCCCCGACCAATCTTTGGCAGATGTTGAGGCTTTATTTAGCAAACCGATTGAATGGTGTAGAGATTTGCCCCTGAAAGGTGCAGGTTACACGACACCGTACTACCTCAAAGATTAAAGCGTATGACAACGAAAGATATAGCAAAGGCACAGATATATTTTATTGGCAAAGGCGGCGAAATCCTAATAGGCGAAACCGCCGACCCGATAACGCTACAATTCATTGCAAGCACGGTGCAATTTATCCAAGCCGACGAAAGCAAGTTTGCAACGGCGGCACTAAAAGACATCGTAAAGTAAACGTAGGACAAACAGAAAACGCCACAGGACGCGATAAAAGTAGTTGGGTGAACAACTACACACCTGACGAAAAGAAACGTCCCAAAACGAGAAATTAGCAAAATTTTAACAATTCAAATATAGGTAATATGAACGAGCAAGACAGAAAAGAATCAACCGGGTGTAGTTTAGGCTGCATCGGAACGATAATAGCAATTATCGTTGTAGTCAATTTATTAGTGTTAGACATAAAATCGGCTATATGGCTTTGGAGCATTTAAGCACTGTTTAATAACATCTTAAAAAAGTAAAGTTATGACAGAAAAACAAGAAGTAAAGTTGCAACTTTTGAAAGAGTTTGCAAACATCGAGAAGCCCGAAACCGTAGATTTTTGCCGTAAGGCTTACGAGTTTTTGGCAGAGAACGAAACAACGCCACAGCCACAGGCGGGCACAGTAGTAGCAGCCGACCAAGAGCCGGACGGTATTTATTTGGTATTGGACGGTGGTAGGCACGTTCTGTTTACCGGCGACAACAACGCCGACGATTGCGCCGCTTGCATCGGTATTGGTGTTAAGTGGGGCAGCAAATCAGTAATGGTTGCACTTAACGACGAAGCCGACAGCAAAGAAATCACACTAACCGCCAACAAAGACACTACCAATTACGGCGGCTACATTAACACGTATTTAGATGCTGTTGCAGATTGGAACGGTAAAGCCAACACGGAGCATCTAAAGGAAATCGGACTTAACGGCGAAATTACTTTGCCTGATGGTTGGTATATTCCGAGTTTAGGCGAATTGTACTTTGTATTCCTGAATTGCCGTACCATTAACAAGGCTTTGGCATTTGTGGGCGGTACAGAGATTGCCGACGATTGGTATTGGACATCTACCGAGTGCAGCGCGCCCTACGCCTGGTTTCTGATCCTCAACAACGGCTACGCCAACAACTACACTACTAAGGCTTCGGACACCTATCGAGTTAGGGCCGTTTCAGCATTTATTAGTTAGTTAGTTCTTAATCTTTAGTTATTAAACTTTAGCCCGCCGAAAGGCGGGCATAACAAAGCAAGAAATATGAAGATAATAAACAGATATAGCCGGCGTGTGCGCATCGTGGAAGAAGTACGGGGCTTGCAGCACATTACGTTACCTAACGACTTTGAAACGAACTACGGCCCGACGGACGATTTGCCGGTGTACTTTATCGTCAAGGTAGAAGTAAAAGTAGCATGGTTTTGGGTAACGCTTGTTAGTGAAAGTTGCGATATATCGGACGGCGACACGCGCCCGTATATCCTGAAACGTGCAAAGGAATTGTGTAAAAAGTTGGAGAGTAGAGAAGATGAATAACGACAGCAATAAACATCGCCAATGGGTGTAGGGCGAATTATTCCCGGAATACGCTAACCACACGGGGGGGGAGAGCAAGTCAGTAACCAACAAAACAATACCGTAAAATGAAAGTAGCATTGTGCCGCACTTGCATAGCCTACACGCCCGATGATGATACACCAGGCTACGGAACTTGTGCCGTATCGGGCTGTTTGGTTTGCGAGTGTGCACACGGCTGCATAGATTGGCGGTATTACAGAATTTGGAGGCCCTGACTATGAAACGATATTGTGTTACAGCGATTAACCGACTAACAGGAGAACAGCAAATAATTTCACCACCTTGCAGCCGCGAAAATGCCGACGCTATCCGCGCCCGATTGGTTAAGACCAAACCCGGAAAGCGACCCTACACCAACCCGCTAACGGTGGAATATCCGAAGCAACTTAATTTGTTCACTAAAACTTTAGATGTATGATTTTTCACATAGATAGAAACATATTGCTTGCGGCTTTACAGCGTATCAGTTACGGCGTAGCGACCGCCAAGAAAGCAAACAACACCGTTAGAGGTAACAGCGTTTACCAATGCTTTGTGTTTGATGCTGATTACGACCAACTCACAATCAAAGCCACCGATTTAGAAGTGTTTATGAGCGAGGCAGTAAGTATCGGCAACCCTAACGCAGAGAAAAAGGCATTTGCAGTTGAGGCCCGCCCATTCCTACGAGCCATTAAGACGCTTGAAAGCCAAAATCTGCAAGTCGAGGTTTTGGAATATCAGATTATCGTTACCCATTCAATAGGCAGTTTTGCTTTTCCGTTGGATGGTAATGTTACGATATTCGACACACTTAAAGAGCCGATGATTGGCCACGCAACAGCGTACACGTTGAAGTTTGAGGCCCCCGGCTTACGCTCAATCCTTAATCGGTGCGATTTCGCAGTAGCCGACGACCAATTTCGCCCAGTTATGAATGGCGTATGTTTCCGCTTTACAAAAGAGTTTACCGACTTTGTAGCGTTAGACGGACACCGTTTAGCACGAATCCGTAAACGCCCAATCTTAGAGTGTGAAAGCCCGGTAGATATGGTAATGCCGCGCCAAGTGGTTAGCATACTGCAAGCCATTACACCGAAAACCGGCTTTATCGAAATGGCGTTCAACGAGTACATACCCCAAGACCCCAACAGCAAAGAGGAAGTACCCGCCGCAGTGTGTGCTATCTATATGGACGGTGTGCGCATCGTGTTTAGACCGATAAACGGCAAATACCCGAACTATCAAAGCGTGATACCAACCCGCTTTAGTTTCGACTTTAGCGTAAATCGCCAAGCCCTGATAAAATCGTTTGAACGCCTGATACATTTTGCTAATAATAGTTCAATGTTAGTTACCGTTACGCTAACACCCGGCTTTATGGGTATGGCAGTAGAGGACGTGGATTTTGAAACAAAGGCAGACGAGAAGATACCGTGCCAATACGACGGTGGCAAATTCCGTATAGGTTTCAAAATACCGTCTTTGTTGTCTATCCTCAAAAACCTAACCGCGCCTGATGTTACGTTTAGCATCGTGGACGCATTGCGGGCGGTTATCATAGCACCCAAGCCGCAGCCGGATAGCGAAGAATTAACGATGCTTATAATGCCAATGTTACTTAAAGACTGATGCCATATGAAAATATTACACAAGCCCGCCAACTTTGACGCTAAATTAAGTCACAGCATCGAACTTTTGCAGAAGTCCGAGGCATTGGCATTACGCTACTACGATAAAGGCTTTTATTTGGCTTTTAGTGGCGGCAAAGACAGCCAAGCACTTTACCACGTTACAGAGTTGGCGGGCGTGAAGTTTGAAGCACATTACAGCCTTACCACGTTAGACCCGCCGGAGTTAGTGCGGTTTATCCGTGCCAACTATCCAAGCGTTTTCGTGGATAGGTCCGAAATGACTTTTGCACAACTTTGTTTGAAGAAGAAAGCACTACCTACTATGCCAATGCGGTTTTGTTGTGCAGTTTTGAAAGAAACAAAGGGCGCGGGAACGGTAACGCTTACAGGGGTACGCCGTGCGGAATCCGTGCAACGAAGCCACAGAAACGAAGCCGAAATACTAACCCGCCGTAAAGATGATAAGTTTACCGGCACTTTAGAGCAATTCGACCAGTTCACGCGAACAAAAGAGGTTGAGGGCGTACAATGTGTTAGAGGAAATGACAAAATCGTAATTAACCCGATTATAGATTGGAGCGAAGCCGATGTTTGGTATTTCCTCAATAATGTAGCCAAAGTAAATCATTGCGAGTTATACGATAGAGGTTGGCGGCGTATTGGGTGTTTGTTTTGCCCGATGGCAAGCCAAAAGGAAATAGCAAGGCAGGGGGGGGATTACCCAAAATACAAAGCCCTGATAATGCGAACTATCCACAGGCTACGCGAAAACGGCTATATGAATTGTTACACCGACCTAACCGATGCCGAGGTGTTCAGATGGTGGGTAAGCAAAAAGGGTATCAAACAATGGTATGCCGAAAACAAAAAGCAGTACAAATTATTTAGTGACGAAGAAATTAACGGCTTATGATTGTATTAAGTTTATTCGACGGTATGAGTTGCGGGCAAATCGCTTTACGCGATATGGGCGTAACGATTGAAAAATACTACGCAAGCGAAGTAGATAAGTACGCGATACAAAACACGATGCTTAATTTTCCCGATACGGTGCAGTTAGGCGACGTGCGAGATATTGACGCAAGAATTTTAGGACACATCGACCTACTTATAGGCGGTAGCCCGTGCCAATCGTTCAGTTTCGCCGGTAAACGTGTAGGTATGAGTACAACCACAAACGAAAAGGTTGTTACCCTATCCCGTTATTTGGAGTTAAAACAGGGCGGCTTTGAGTTTGAGGGGCAAAGTTACCTATTTTGGGAGTATATCAGAATCTTACACCAAGTCAGAGAACAAAACCCCGATGTTTACTTTTTGCTTGAAAATGTGGAAATGGGTAAGCAATGGGAAGAAGTGATTAACCAGGCAATAGGCGTTAGGGGCATACATATCAATTCGGCGTTAGTGTCAGCACAAGTTAGAAAGCGCATCTATTGGACGAATATAAAGACATTTCAAAGTACGATGTTTGCACCGCCTGACAGCGCAATACCACAACCGAAAGACAGAGGTATTTTGCTAAAGCACATATTAGAAGATGAAGTGCCGGAACGCTATTACCTTAAAGATGAAGTAGTGCAAAATCTGTTAGCCCACAGAGAGCGGAACAAAGAAGCCGGTAACGGTTTCGGAATTAAGCCCCGACGGGGGGGGGAGAAGATGAACGCGCTACAAGTAGGCGGCAAAAGTATATACGATTTAGTTGTAGTAGAAAATGAAAGATTTTGTAAAGATGGATTACAAAGGCAGAATCTCACCGAATCAGGGTAAAGCAAATTGCCTATCTACCAAGAGTTACCAAAGTGATATGGATTTGATTTGCGTAGCACAACGCGGCAGAACCTACCGAGGTGAGCAGCCGAAATTAGAGTCAGCCCCGGAAGTAGGTAAGACGAATTGTCTAACGACGGTTGCAAAAGACAACTTGATATTACAGCGACCACGCGGAGCGAACAAGGGTGGTTTGCACACCGACAAATCGCCCACCCTATCCGTTAATGCGTGGGAACAAAATAATTTAGTAGTGACAATGAAAGAAGATAGTGTAAGACAACTTAACCCAAGCCGGGAAAGCGGCGGCACACAACCCTATCAGCAAAACAGGGTGTACGATACCGACGGACAGGCCCCGGCATTGATGAACGGACACGGTGGTAGAACTATTAGCATATTGGCGGGGGAGGATGTAACCGCCGCAATACGGATAAGGCGACTAACGCCGACAGAGTGCGCCCGCTTACAGACTATCCCAACGTGGTATAAGTGGAACGTATCAGAAACACAGCAATACAAGATGTTGGGTAATGGTTGGACGGTTGAGGTTATCAAACACATATTTTCGTTTTTGCCTGACAGATTAAAAAAGTAAGCGTATGGCAGAAGAAAAAAAATACACAGAGAATACGGCGGCGGTTTTGAAAGCCGACAGCCTAAAACGCATATACGATGTTTTGGAATCAGAGGAAACACCGTTTGAAGCGAGAGTGCAAAAAGCGGCAAAGGGCGAAAGATTGGTAACAATCAGCACAGAGCCACAGCACATACAGCATTTTACCAATGTACTCAATAAATGTAAGGGCGTATGAAGTTGGTAAACGATTTCACTTTGGATATAGCGACAGCCCACAGCCGCCTATCTAAAAAGTGGAAAAATAAAAAATGGAAGTGGAGCGAGTTAGTAGCCCGATGCCAAGAAACGAAACGGACAGGCGAAAGCGTGAAAGAGTATTTGAAAATGACCCGCGAGGAACAAAGCGACATTAAAGATGTTGGCGGTTTCGTCGGGGGGTATCTTTCAGGCGGCACCAGAAAAACCGCTAACGTGATGTGGCGAAGTGTGGCAACGCTCGATATTGACTACGGAACGGCTAACGTGTGGGATGATTTCACGTTGCAGTTTGACTTTGCCGCGATGCTATACAGCACCCACAAACACACGGCAGACAAACCGCGCTACCGACTTGTTTTCCCACTAAGCCGAAACGTAAAGACCGCCGAATATGAGCCACTTTGCAGAAAGATAGCAGCGGCGATTGGTATAGACCTATTCGACATAACGACATACCAATTATCACGGCTTTTCTATTGGCCCAGCACAAGCCGCGACGGTGATTATATATTTGAGGTACAGGACGGCCCGGCTTGCAATGTAGATGAAATTTTGGCTACTTATGTAAATCCCCAAGATGTATCAGAGTGGCCCGTATCAAGCAGAGAGGGCGACGTTATAGCCCACGAAATAAGGAAAGCGGGCGACCCGTTGGAAAAGCCCGGACTTATAGGCGCGTTTTGCCGCGCGTACACGATAGAAGATGTTATAGACAAATTCCTGACTGACACCTACGAGAAAACGGCTACAGATGGACGCTACACCTACAAATTAGGCAGCGTAGCGGGCGGTTTGGTTTGCTACGAGGGTAAATTTGCATACAGCCACCACGAAACAGACCCGGCAAGTAGGCAGCTTTGCAACGCTTTCGACCTTTGCCGTATTCACAAATTCGGCGTTCACGATGAGGGTACCAGAGTAACCGACATTACACGTTTGCCGTCGTACCTGAAAATGCAAGATTTCGCCGCCGCCGATAAGACCGTGCGCGTACTACTCACAAAGGAGCGCAGGGCAGACGCAGAGAGCGATTTTGCAGACGTGGATTTGCCCGACGATGAAGATAGCGCAGTATCTAACACCGACTGGATGGCTAATTTGGAGTACGACCGAAAAGGCGCGATAAAATCCACAGCAAAGAACATTATTTGCATTTTGGAAAACGACCCGCTTTTGGCAGGGCATCTTTGGCACGACCTATTTAGCGGTTTTGATTTAGTCACAAAGGGTTTGCCGTGGGATAATAAAGCAACCCAATGGGGAAACCGCGACGATGCTAATTTGCGTATCTACCTTGAAGAAAATTACGGCGTAACCGGCAAAGACAAAATCAAAGACGCTAAAGACGCGGTACTGACACGCCACAGAGTACACCCGATAAGGGAGTATCTGAATAGCCTAACGTGGGACGGTACGCCCAGACTTGAAACGCTGATTATTGACTATATAGGCGCGGAAGATACACCGCTTAACCGCGCTATGACACGTAAACATTTTACGGCGGCGGTTGCTCGCGTGATGAATCCCGGTTGTAAGTACGATTATTGCCTGATTATTGCCGGAGCGGAGGGCATCGGAAAAAGCACCTTATTTAGCGTTATGGGCGGTGATTGGTTTAACGATAGTCTTGTTACAATGGAGGGCAAAAATGGCATGGAGCAAGCACGCGGTGGCTGGGTGATTGAATTACCCGAATTAGGCAGCATCAAACGAAGCGACGTAGAGCAAGTGAAAGCCTACATTAGCCGCCAAGATGATGTTTACAGACCGGCATACGGCACGGTAGTAGAAAAACACCCACGCCAATGCGTTTTTTGCGGAACCACTAACGAAATGTTCTTTTTGAAAGGCGACACAGGAAACCGCCGCTTTTGGGTGATGGCAGTAGATAGCAGCCTACGAAAGCACGTCAATTTCAAAGCCGACCTGATAGCCGACCGCGACCAACTTTGGGCCGAGGCGGTAGAGTATTGGCGGCAGGGTGAAACGCTTTATTTGCCCGCCGAACTTGAAGCCGAAGCACGACAGAAGCAAGCCGAGTACAACGACGATAGCGACGACCCAATGAAAGATATGCTACGCGGTTATTTGGATATGAAGTTACCCGGAGAGTGGCAGACGTGGGATTTGAAACGCCGCCGCGCCTACATAACAGCCCCCGACCCGCTCGATGCTACAGGCACGGAGATACGCGAAAGAGTATGCGCTGCCGAGTTTATTTGCGAGCGTTTAGGGCGCGATATGGGAGATAAGGAGTATAAGTATTTAGCCCGTAAGGTTGGTAAACTAATGAACGATATGAGCGGTTGGGAACGTATGGGCGTATCAAAACACGCCGTATCTATCTACGGGGTGCAAAAGTCATTCAGACGGATATTTGACGATGCAGACGAAGAAGATATTTAGAGGTAACCAAAGCCGGAAAAAGGTAAACCAAGTAAACCAAACTACATTTTTTAACATTTAGCGAGGTAAACGAAGTAAACCAAAGGTAAACCAAAATCGAAGTGCTCGGTTTACCGATAACGGCTTGAAAATAAGGCGGTTAAAACATAGGTAAACCAAGTAAACCAAAAATAATATAAAAATGTATTGTTTAATAGATATATATAAAAACGGGTATAGAAAGAGCATTAACGCGTACGCGCAGGAAACGCAAGTATAATATAGGCATATATAGGAAAAGTCGGTTTACTGCGGTTACGGTTTACCGGCATAACAAATTAAGAATATGACAAAGCAAGATTTCATAGAAGCAACAAAAGATTTGCCAAACGATGCAGAGATAGAAATTTTTATCAAAGCGTCTAAGATATTGCGGCGAAAACCCGCCAAAATAAGAATAGGACATGAGCCACTAAAGCCCAATTACATAGTAATCGAAGTAAACAAGAAAGCAAAATGAAAAAGAACGTAGAAAACATAGTGCATCATGCCGAGGTATCGGAAAAGGAAATAGAAAAGTATTTGTGCAAGCGAATGAAAGAAATTGGTTTGCCGTGCTTGAAGTATTCAAACCCGAATATGGTAGGTTATCCGGACAGGCTTATAGTGTTACCGTGTAACATCGTTATGTGGGTGGAACTGAAAAGCAAAGGGAAGAAACCGACTAAAGTACAGCAGTTGAGGATAGCAGAGTTAAAGCAACTGAAACACGTTGTATGGGTGATTGATAATAAGCCACTGATTGACGAACTTGTTACGGAACTGCAAAAGTACAAAGCAGACAACAAGGAGGCTTTCGATTTTGAACAAAAAAAAAGTATATACTAAAAATTGAATTGGTTATGATATACAGACCTTACGAATATCAGCAAACGGCAATGCAATGGATTATAGATAATCCGCGTTGTGGGCTTTTCCTTGATATGGGATTGGGTAAGACCGTTAGCACCCTGACAGCAATACAGCAACTAATGGACGATGCAGAGGTTAGCCGGACGTTGGTAGTAGCCCCCAAGAAAGTAGCCGAAACAACGTGGACTACCGAGGCCGAGAAATGGGAACACCTGAAAGCCCTACGGGTGGTTAAGGTGATGGGCACAGAGAAGCAGCGTAGATTAGCGTTGGCGACCAAAGCAGATGTGTACGTTATCGGTAGGGATAGTTTCGTATGGCTTGTTGGCGTTTATGGCGGTAATCTACCATTCGATGTTTTGGTTATTGACGAACTAACGAGTTTTAAGAGTTCAAAGAGCAACCGATTTAAGGCTATGCGAATGGCAACACCAACCGTTAAGCGTGTTATCGGACTGACAGGAACACCCGCGCCGAATGGACTTATAGACTTGTGGGCGCAGATGTATTGTATTGATATGGGCGAGAGGTTGGGAAAGTCAGTAACCCAGTATCGCGAAACCTACTTTGAAATGCACAAGTGGAATAACATCGTAGTACGTTGCGATGTGAAGAAAGGTTGTGAGGATATTATTAGGCGTAAGATTGCGGATATATGTTTGTCGATGCTGGCAAAAGACTATTTGGAATTACCCGACCTATTGACCCACACCGTTAAAGTGGCGCTGATACCGACAACGATGGCCGCTTACACGAAGTTTGAGAAAGAAAAGGTTTTGGAATTTGCCGACGAACACGCCGAAGAATCCGCAAACGTGTTAGCCAACAGTGCGGCGGGATTGATGAATAAGTTAAGCCAATTCGCCAACGGTGCAATATACGACGAAGATAGAAACGTACATCATGTACACGATGAAAAGTTAGACCGATTAGCCGAAATTATAGAAGCGGCAAACGGCAATAGTGTGTTAGTATTCTATCAGTTCAAACACGATATAGACCGCATCGTTAAGAAACTGAAAGGCTACACCGTGAAAGTCTATGCCGATGAAAGCCAACTAAAGGAATGGAACGCCGGTAAGATTGACGTACTATTAGCACACCCGGCAAGCACGGCGTTTGGGTTGAATATGCAGCAAGGCGGCCACTACATAGTTTGGTTTGGCACGGGTTGGAATTTGGAGTTATACCAACAGGCTAACGCACGTTTGCACCGTCAGGGACAGCAATACCCCGTGCAAGTCTATAAGTTAGTTTGCGCTAACACGGTAGATGAAAGAGCCGAAGCCGCGTTGGATAACAAGAAAGGAGTACAACAAAGCCTATTGGATAGCCTCAACTACCTAATACGGAAACATAGTGCAGTTATGAAAGTAGCAACCGAATAAGAAAGTAAAGGATATGGCAAAGGACAAAGATTATATCAGAATGATACATACCGACAAATGGCTACGGCTACGCCGTGCCAAACTGACATCTAACCCGATTTGTGAGCGGTGCCAGGCAGAGGGAAGAATAACACCGAGCCAAGAGGTACACCACGTTAAGCCGGTTGAAGATGGATTGACAGCGAGAGAAAAAGAAACGTTGATGTACGACCCGCACAATCTACAAGCATTGTGTCACGATTGCCACGTTAAGACTCACACGGAGTTAGGGCGAAGTGGCAAGGCACACGCCAAACGTAGAGCGGCAGAACATCGGAAAGAATTTATAAAAAAATTTTTGTCGTGAGAGGAGGGGGCGGGTGTTTTTGAAATGACGGGGTAGGTGGTTAAACCTCCCCAACCCCTTTCTTCACACGCGAAGCAATTTTTTAGGCTTTGGGGGATTTGCCCGGAAACAAGCCCCCCACCCTGACAGACAACAAAAGCAACGTATATAAAATTACGCGATATGAAAGATAAACGAGATTTCAATTTTGGCGGCGGTTTCGGAGGCTTTGCCGGTTTCGGCTTTGGCAGTATCGGTGGCAATCAGCAACAGCCGACAGAGCAGCCGACAGAGCAGCCGGCAGACACCGACGAAGAAAGCGCAGCCGAAACAACCGACAGAGCGAAGCGGGCGCACCATCGTACAAAGGAATGTACCGAACTATCCCAACGGTACGAGTATCGACGCGCATTTAGCGAAGTTAAGATGTTAGAGGCCATGCAATACGTTCAGTTGCAAAACGGCGTTACCTACAATTTCATAACGGCGGGCGATGTGGATAGCCTGACTTATCTTAAAGTCGTACTGAATCAACACGATTTAGATTTTGTGTTGCTTTCAACGTGGTGTATGGCAGCAGAAGATATTTTGCAAGTGCAACAGTGGTACGAGGCGGGGCGCATTAAGCAACTTGATATGTATTTAGGTGAGATATTCCCAGGCAGTTACAAAATTGAATGGGCGATGGTTAAGAAATTCTATGCCGAACATCCCGAAGCAGGGCGGGCGGCGATATTCAAGAACCACAGCAAAATTTACGCCGGTTGCAATGTAGCCGATAATTTCTATTTTGGCATACAGACCAGCGCGAACATAAACACCAATCCGAGAACGGAGCAAGGGAGCATTACGATAGACAAAGGGATATTCGACTTTTATAAGGAGTATTTCGACGGCATTAAATCATTTGAAAAATAGGCGCAGATATGAAAGAAGATAGAAAAGCAATGTTTATTGACAACCTGAAAGCATCGGGCGGCATTATCTGTGTAGCGTGTGAAAGCACCGGCATAAATCGCAGCACGTATTACCGATGGCGGGAAAGCGATAAGGAGTTTGCCGACGCGGTAGATGAAGTAATGGACGCACAGATAGATTTCGTGGAAAGCAAATTGATGGAACGGATAAACGCCAACGATACGACGGCAACGATTTTCTACCTAAAGACGAAAGGAAAGAAGCGTGGTTGGACTGAAAAGCAACAGCCGATAGTCGCTATTAACACCGATGCGCAACCCGATACATCTTTGCCCGCGTTACCGGCACCAGAGGCGGCGAAAACATCAAAGGTGAAGATAACGAAGCGGATTAAGAATAAAAAAGACTACATCGTTAAGTTACTCAAAGAGCAAGGCAAATACACCGCCGAATTATCTATGCAAGTAACGATAACGGCGCAGTTGTTGGTGCGCACCGAGATATTAGCCGAAGAAGTGTTGGCGGATGAACACGAAGCCGTAAACGTGGAGATTTCGCGCGAGGGCAACGAGCGTAAGACTATCAGCCCAAAGGAAAAGTTATATTTGGACTTTGTGCAGCAGAGCCAAAAGGCGTTAAGGGCGTTGGGTATGAATACGGATGCTAAAGAGCGTAAAAGTGACAATGATACATTTAATGATTTTTTAAAGGAGTTTAGCGAAGAATGAAGCAATTAGATTTATTTTCGGAGGATTTTGAGTCGATACCAAATCCTATAGGAGCGAAAAAAAGAAAGATAATATTTTCTGATTATGAGAGGTTTGTAGAAAAATTTCAGACCAAAAAGACTACAGATGATTGTTACACGCCACCAGACGTGTATAAAGTTATTGAGGATTATGTTCGTCGGGAATTTAATTTGATTGATGCAGAATTTGTTAGACCATTTTACCCAGGGGGCGACTATAAAAATTGCCTGTACCCTCAAAATTGTGTGGTTGTCGATAATCCGCCTTTTAGCATTTATAGTGAAATAGTGCGGTGGTATATATCACAGGGTATTCGCTTTTTTTTATTTGGCCCACATCTAACCTTGTTTGTTAAAAAAGCCGATGTCACATATATCGTCGCTGACGCGCAGATTACGTATGAAAATGGCGCTAAAGTTAAAACATCTTTTGTGACAAATTTACCTTCTAATTATCGAATTATTTTAGCACCGGAACTAAGAAGGTCTATTGACGATTTAAATAAGTTGTACAGCCGTAAAAAAATTACTTATGATTATCCTGCCAACGTAGCATCTTCTGCTTTATTAGGTAAATTATTGAGTAGGGGTGCAGAATTTAGGGTTAAGAAAGATGAATGCGTGATGATTTCTAATCTTGATTGTTTACGTCGGGCGGGGCGAAGTTTATTTGGGGGGGGGATATTATTTTCGAATCGAAAGGCTATGGAGCGAGTGGCAAAGGAGCGAGTGGCAAAGGAGAAAAAAGAAATGGCTGGATTTGAGGAGGAAAAAATTAAAATCGTATTATCGGAAAGAGAGATGAAAATAATTAAAGAGTTAGAAAAAAATGACAGAAGAAGAGAAAATCAGGGAGAGGCAGATTAAAGCAGACGCTGTGGCAGAACTGCAAGCCGGGCGAGAAACATACGCCAACCAATACCGCTATGCGCTTATTGATACGGATAAACGCATAGCGGATTACGTGTTTAGTGTGATAGACAACCCTGACTGCCACAACGTAAACGAGTTATTGAAGATACTCCGCTTTTTCAGGTTACTCGACAGATGGGAATGGCGACCTAAGCGAGTGCAACGGAAAATTAAACTTTATGAGCGGTTGAAGTTCAGCGGTACGACAGGGCGACAGCGCTACAAACTTACGCGGGTGCAAGTGTTCCAGATGGCGCATATATTCGGCTTTGCTCGACCCGATGGGCGGCGGCTCATACGCACGGCGTACATATTCGTACCGCGTAAATTCAGTAAAACAACGTGGGCGGCATTTTTGGCGGTAGATGATTTGTTGTTTGGCGATAACAACGCCGAAGCGTATGTAGGTGCGAACTCATACGACCAGGCGAAAAAGTGCTTTAATGAAGTACGGGCAATAATGTTTGATTTAGACCCCAGCCAAAAGCATTTCAGGATTAACCGCGAATTGGTTACGTTTAAGGACAGAGGGCGCGACAGCCTGATACAATGCTTAACAGCCAACGCAAAAACGAAAGATGGTTTGTTTGCATCGTTGGCGATATTGGACGAGTACGCACAGGCACGAAACACCGCCAACAAGAACGGTGCAGACCTGAAAAGCGTACTTACTACCTCAATGGGACCACGCAAAGAGCCGCTAACGGTGATTATCACAACGGCAAGTGATGTGATAGACGGGCCGTGTTACAATGAGATAGAGGGCGCAAAAAAGGTACTACGCGGCGAGCTTGAAAACGATACGATGTTTGCCGATTTGTTTATGCCTGATGTGGACGATGAAGAAAGCGACCCGGTAACGTGGTCAAAGGTGCAACCCCATTTAGGCATAACGGTGCAAGCCGACTACTACGAAATGGCTTACCAAGATGCTTTATTGTCAGTCGAAGATATGTTGGCGTTTCGTACCAAGTTGCTAAACATCTTCACGGTGAACGATGTTAAAACGTGGTTTGGCTTTGAAAAGGCGAAAGAACTTTGCGGCGATTTCGACATAGACAGCGCGGCGGGGCATCCTGATTGCGCCGTAGCGTTTGACTTATCTGTACACGATGACTTTAGCGCCGTATCGTACACCCTATACTCGTCGGAAAGCAAGCGGTTTTACTCACATACAGATTACTACTTTCCTATCGGTGCGCTCAAAGGACACCCCAACGAACAACTATACAGGGTATGGAACGAAAAAGGCTATTTGAAATTCTGCAAGGGCAAAAAGATTGATGTCAGAATGATTGCAGGTGATATTATAGCACGTTCAAAGAAACTGCATATTATCCGTGTCGGTTACGATGCTTACAAGAGCCAAGAGTTAGTAAACATATTGGCAACCGTCGGAGCGCGCAACGCGCTTTTGCCATATTCCCAGACTTACGGCAGTTTCAATTTGCCGGTAGAATCCTTTGAAATGCTTGCATACGACGAGCCGCCCCGGATTGTGCTAAACAACAACCCGATTAACGTCTATTGCCTCACTAATTGCGTGATAGATGAAGATAGGTTGGAGAATAAAAAGCCGCTGAAGATTTCGCAGTATCGTAAAATAGACGGTACGATTACGGTGCTTATGACTTTGGGGCAACTATACACCTACGAGCGATAACAGAGGCGGCGGGCATCTTAACCCGCCGCTTTTAGTCTATTTCGTAACCACGTCTATTTAGTTCTATCCGTGCTTTTCCTTTTAGTGCTTTATATACGCCGTCTTTGCGTTCAAATATAAACCCGTCGCATTCTAAAGTCTGTAATATCTGATGAATGTACCATAACGGCAGATGCTTACAAAAATCCCGGTTGTTTAGTTCCTTATCGGTGCAAGGCGACCAATAAAGAGAGGCTAAAACATCGTAGCGGTATTGTAATAATTCGTTCATACAGCCGAGATTTTAAGCGGTTTGCCACACAATACGGCGAATATTGGTTTACGGTTGGGAAGTTCTATAAGACTGAAAAAGGTGCGAAACGTGCAGCGGTTAAAGCTATGGCACGACACGGCTACACCTTTGACGCTAACGAAATGGAGAATTTGAGAATTAGCAACGATTAGTATTAACCAGGCAGGGGCATAAAGCCCCGCCTATAAATCAAACAACGATATGAAATACTTTAGTAATTACAGGGCAAACGATTTATCCGGCTTTGATTTTAGATTTGCCGGTAGCGGGCATTACCGTGTAACATACACAACCCCAACACGCGGCGATTATTGGGTAGCACTTATTACCGATATGACGCTGATAGATGCCAGGTTTGGGAATCAGCCCACCACCCGGCGAATGTATAAACTAAATAATCCCGATAGATTAACCAAAGCAGCCGCCTCACTTGGGGCGGCTGCTTTCGTTTATTTCACTTTTACGAATTTCATTCCGGGGTGGTCGGTGTCATACAGATAGCCGCCGGAAATAGTGATGGCGGTGTAGAGGTTGCCCGCTTCTACCTTATCGCCGTTTAGCCTTACTTCGTGGAAAGCACCGTTTACCCAATACAGCATTTTGTCGCGCCGGTGTTTCCAACCGCCACTAACGGCGTATTCCGTGCGCATTATCACTTCGTCGCCCTCGTATCTAAGGAACACGATACGGTCGATGTTTGTAACGCCTGGGCTGTTTGGGTCGCAGTCGTACACCACACCGTCGAGCGTATAGGATGCAGGCCCCCAAGTGCCTTCGTATTGTTCAAAGCCCGATAAGTTGTTGGTTTCGTCATCGTCTGATGAGCAGCCAAGCAGGGCCAACGCCAAGAAAAGATATAGTAGTTTCTTCATTTGCAAAAGCGGTTATATATTATTCAAAAAATCCTTTTCCGACATAATTTCTATTTCAGCACCTGCATCTTTCAAAGACATAGCCTTTTTTTGTTTATTGCTCATTCCGCTTTCACCGACTTTCTTGTAGTCTTGTTGCCCTACTATCAGTATATCGGTGCTTTTGGTTACGCTATCCAACGGAATACCACCGACATCGGCAATTTTCTGCAATAACTCTTTCCTTATTCCATACATACACGTGCCGGTAAAGCACACACGCTTTCCGTAAAAATAGTTACCCTCGTCTATCTTTGACGGGTCGCCCTTAATATCTTCAACCTTGAATGACTTACCGCCTTGATGGGTTGATAATTGAGGCCTAAAGTAGTTGTCAGAGAAGCGCCCGCACCTAAACTCACAGGCCTTTTGTAAGTCAACATAGGAATTACACCCAGAGAGTTGAATACACTTAATGAATACTTCTGCACAAGCGGCAGCGTCATTACCCGCCCGATGATGTCCGCTAAATGGTATTCCGAGTGTCTCACATACGTAGGGGAGCGAATAACTATAGCAGCCCTTTACTAATTTTGTTGATGTCCGATAGGAGCAGAAAAAGGCAAAATTTGGAAACGGAATATTATTCCATAAAAACGAATCCCTTAACACATACATATCAAAAGCCGTATTGTGCGAAACAACTACACGCCCATTAAGGTATGGCAATATTTCGGGCCATATCTCGCCAAATTCCGGGCAGTCTCTTGTGTCTCGTGGGCGTATGCCGTGAATTTCTATATTAAAATCGTCGTACTCATTATCGGGCGGCTGAATCAGCCATGACTTTGTTTCTTTGATTTTGGAGTCTTCGACAATAGCAATACCTATTTCGCAAATAGAGTCTCTTTCTTCTGTTGCTGTTTCGAGGTCAATAGCTACGAAATTGATACCATTTTCAGAAAAAGGCATTTCAAGATTAAATGCGCTGTTGTCATCTTCACGGCTAAAAGCGTTTTTGGGTAAAAGCCCACTAAGCATTTTGTCTAATGGGTTTTCGTTATCTACATTTATACTGTCTGTTTTTACATCAAGATTGATGTTAAAATAGATTTCTTTTGCCATAAATAGTGCTGTTTGGGGTGCAAAATTACAAAAATTTGGTATAAGTAAGTAACTTTTTCGCTGAAAAATTTGGTAGATATGGGTAAAAAGCGTAATTTTGCGGCGTCCTACATACGAATCTACTGGCGGGCGACATAAAGCCTGCCGATTGCGAGCAGGCTATTATTTTGCCTATATCGCGAGGCGTTGCAAGTTATTTGCGGCTGTCTAACCCTGTGTGGAGCGTTAATGCGCCCACTGCCAGTAGAAGGTGTAGGACAACGGGAAGTGGACAGCCGTTTTTCATTTCTGCCCTGTAACGCCTAAATGTCCTATATTCTATGGCGAATGAAATTTTATCAAATCCTGTTATTCAGGTCAGCGGTACGGCTACGATTGAACCGTGCGTTGAAGTGGCTACCTTATGCGAAATTAAGGACAGCCAGGTAGTAACAACGTCCTTTCGCGTTGCGGAAATTTTCAGCAAACAGCACAAAGACGTTTTAAGAGCAATCCGCGGCTTAGATTGCAGCGACGATTTCCGAGGGCGCAATTTTGCGCCGTCGTTAAAAATCAGGCCGTTACCTAACGGAATGGGTGAACGCCAAGACCCCTATTATTTTATTACCCGCGATGGCTTTGTGTTCCTTGTGATGGGTTTCACGGGCAAGACCGCCGCGAAGTTCAAAGAAGCCTACATTAACGCCTTTAACGTGATGGAAGAGCGTTTGCGCCGCCAACAGGAGGAAGAACACCGCCTAAAGCAGAAGCAGCCCGCGCGTACAATGGCAGAAATGCCGACGATGGTACGCGAGAGCCTGGAGTACGAAGCACCTATCATCGAGTGTTTCGGGCAGCAGCGCGTCGTTTCGTCCGTAACGCTTGCAAGGCTCACAGGGCGTAAGCATGAGAACATTTGCGCCAGTGTGCGCCGTATGTTCAAGTACACGTTACGCCCTAATCGGCTGTTTATCCGCCAGACGCGCACCGTACACCGGGGTAACGGCGCGGGCTATGACCGAAACGACGGCGTGGTGTACTACATCACCATTGAGGGCTTCCGCACAATGACAACACACGCCGCCGCTTTGGGCGATGATGTGGCAAAACTTGTATTGGCAGAGTTCTACAAGGCAAAGGGCAAGAATCGCCCGGGACAGCCCAACCCTTCAAAGCCAAAGGCAGAGCAGGAAGCCAAGCCGGAGCAGGAGGCGCAGTCACAGCAGGCAGCACTCAATTTGCCACAGACACCCGCCGACATGATGCAACGTTTCGTTACGGCAATGGCGGTGATGATGGGCGTAGATGTAAACCAAGTGTCTAACTTAATGAATGGGGGAAACAAGTAATGGAGAAAACGAATTTATTTATAATGCAGGCAAAAGAGGGTCAGACATTATCCTACGAGTCGGAAACAATCGTTAAGGAATTGGCTAATTTGCGTAATTTCATTATTGGCATGGCGGCGCAGTTGGACGATAAAGCCGACGTGTCGGCGCGTGAACTTGCTTTCGCACTGATGCCACTTGATTACTTGTTGAATGAAGTAGAGTTCAGAACCGTTAAAAGTCGTGTGGAGGGTATCGTATGAGCAGAAAAGAAACCGCTATTGAATTGCGCGACCGCGACGGCGTTATGCCTTACGATGCCGACACGTTTACGAAAGCCATAAAGGGAACACGCGAGTATTTGCGTTATCTGTTGAGCAACTACCCAGCAGAAACGCCGCTGACGGATGCCGTAGCGTTGAGCCTACAAAGCACCGCCCGCGCCTTTGAGCCGTTAGACTGGTTATTGGAAGAAGCCGTGATAACTGACACGGAGAAAGGAGGCGCGGCATGATTACCACAAGACCAAACGTAGAGTACAAGGGACTTTACAGCCAGGCACAGGCAGCAAGGGCATTGGGAGTTGACCGCCACACCATAGCCCGGTACGTGAAGCAGGGGTATATCAATGTGCGAGTAAGGCGCACAGACCGTAAGACCGTCATACCCGGCGGCGAGATACTTAAAGCCTGGGGTGGCATGGTGTTCTAATCACAACTGAAGTTTAACCAAAGGCGGGAGCGCAGCCGACAAGTTGCGCCCCGTCCTTTTCGGACAAATCACACCCGATTTGCCCTAAATCGTCGTGCCCCTGCAAAAATAATTTCTTAAAAAAGTCAAAATTAAGACACGCTGCGCCGTAGTGTTCCACGATGCACCAAACGGCATTTTTTCGCACGAAATAATAGGTGTAACTTTGTGGTAAAAGTTAGCGCAAATATGGCAAAATGGTGGGATATTACCCGACTTTGGCGGCGTGAGGAAACGGAGCGAACCGCGACCAAGACACCCACGCGCACAACCCCGCGTACCGGCGCAGGGTTGCAATACTTTTACCTCACCGAAAGCACCGCTTTATCTATTGCCACCGTCTATCGGTGTGTGCAACTTTTGAGTGATAGCGTAGCAGGTTTGCATTTGCAGTATATGAAACTGAAAGGCAGCCGATACCAAGAGGACACAAATGCCCCCATTCATTATTTGCTATCCGTACAGCCCCAGCCCGAACTATCCATTTTTGATTTTTGGAGTATGGCGGTTAAGTTGATGCTTTTAGAGGGTAACGCCTACATCTATCCGCGCCGCGTTATGGGCGAACTCACAGACCTTGTTTTGTGTAGCAAAGGCAGCGTGGCGCATAGCGTCATAAACAACCGCTACACCATTACGGACGGCTATAACGGCGTTTATGGTACATTCGATGAAAGCGAGATTATACACTTATACCTACATTCGTCAGACGGACGCACCGGCGAAAGCGTGATTAGCCACGCACGGCGTACCATCGGCATAGCATCGGCAGGCGACAACGAAACTGCCAACCGCTTTACCAACGGCGGCAATGTGCGCGGCATTATCAGCAACGACAAAAGCACGATTGGCTTTGGTGAGTATCAGGATAAAGAGTTAGAGAAAACTGCCGAGAATGTAGATAGCCGCTTTTCCAACGGTGAGCATATCGTTAGTTTGCCTGGACAAGTGGACTTTAAGCAGATTTCGTTAAGTTCTACCGATATGCAGTTTTTGGAAAGCCGTAAGTTTACCGTTAGGGAGATTTGCCGCTTTTTCGGTGTGCATCCATCTTTCGTGTTTGACGATACCAGCAATAACTATAAATCGGCAGAAATGGCGAATGTGGCGTTTTTGTCTATGACTTTAGACCCGATATTGAAACGCATAGAAGCCGAATTTAGTCGCAAACTTATTGCGCCGTCGCTTTGTTGTAAGCGCATTTTCAAGTTTGACCGTAAGGGCATCTATTCTTTGGATTTGGAAGCAATGGCAAACTATCAGAAAAAGACGATAGAAAGCGGCATCTACACGATTAACGATTGGCGGCGTATCGAGAACCAACCCGAAGTAGAGGGCGGCGACACCGTATTAGTTTCGACAAACCTTGCACCCCTGAATAGTGAGAAACTGACAGGCGGAGCGACAACAACCAATAAAACCAATAAAACCAATAATAGCAATGATGAAGATTAACAAAAGGACGATGGGATTTGCGGTTAATCTGCAAGTCCGTGAAGCCACCGACGGAGGCGAAAGCCGCACCATAGAGGGCTACGCACTTAAATTCGGTGTGCGAAGCCGTCTTTTGTGCGATTGGTGGGATTACTATTTTGAGGTGCTGGAGCCAGGCAGCGTTACCCGCGAAATGTTAGACGCGCAGGACATCAAACTTACGATGTTCCACGACCGCCAACTGATTTTAGCCCGCAGTAACAAGGGCGTTGGCACACTTAATTACGAGGTGGACGAAATCGGCGTGAAGTTTTGGGCTGAAATGCCTAAGACCGTGGACGGCGACAAGGCTTTAGAGTTGGTGCAGCGCGGCGATATTGCCGGATGCTCTTTCATTTACAGCACCGACGAGGGCGACAGCGAGAACGCCGTTAGTTACGAGCGGCTGGACGAAAAGACGGATAGCGGCGAAGATATTTTGCTACGTCACGTTAAGCGCATTGATGCCGTTTACGACTTTACGCTGACTACTGACCCGGCTTATGAGCAGACCAACGTAACACGCCGTGAGGTTGAGGCGGCGGGCATAGTGTTTGAGCAGCCGACACCCGACACACCTAAGACGATAGACCTTGAAAAGAAACGCGAGGCTATACGCAGTATCAAGGAGCGAATAAACCGCACCGTTTAGGCGGTACTTAATTATATGTTTCATTCTTAAAAGTTTCTGCAAATGAAAAAGGAACGATTTAATTTTCGTGAAGCCTACGAGCGCGTGGACGCAATCAAAGGCCGCCTGAACGAGATGGCGCAGAATCTCGAAAGTGACAAGGAGCGCGAGGCGTTCACAGAGGCAGAGGAGGGCGAGCGTAGGCAGCTTTTCCGCGAACTCGACATTTTGGAAATGAAGATTAAGGCTAATACGCCGACAATCGAGGTTACGCAGCGCGAGGACATCGCAGAGGCTAACCGCCAAATTCGCGAGTGCCTGGAGAAAGGACAGCGTTTTGAGTTGAAGATTAGCCGCGCCGTGGCATCTTCTTTCAAGGGCAACGCATCGGGCTATGCCGACCCCGCAGCATCTACGAATCCAGGCGCACTGACTACGCACGACATTGTAGAGCCGCTTTATAACAAAACCGTGCTTTCGGCTATCGGTGCGCCACTTCTTACCGGCTTAAAGGGTAATCACCAATGGCCCGTAGTTGAGGCTTTCGCCGCCACTATTAACGACGAGGGCGCAGCCCTGGGCGACACTAAGATACCCGTTGGCAAACTCATTGCTAAGCCGGAGCGTCTGGGCATCGCCGTGCCTATCACACGCGAGGCACTTAACGAAACCGACGACTTGCTGCAAGTTGTGGCAACGCAGTATATGCCTGTCGCTATCGCTACCTTGATGAACAAGATTATGTTTAGCCCCACAAAGGTAACGGGTGCTACGAATCTTGTTGGTCCATTCCTCACTACCAACTTGAAAGCCGCGCAGAAATTACAGTACACAGGCGACGCTCCTGCACTTAAAGATTTGGTGGCTCTGAAGGCCGCTGTACTTACAACCAATGTGCAGGCGGATGGTATGTGCTACGTGATGAGCGAAACAACAAAGGCGCTTTTGGAGGCAACGCCTAAGTGGAGCGGCTCAAATGTCGCCGTTGTTGACGAAAATGGTAAGATTAACGGTGTACCCGTATTTACTACCAACGAGGTTGCCGACGGCACCGTTAATTTTGGCGTGTTCAAGTATGCACCGCAGGGCTTGTTTGGCGATATGGTATTTATCGTTGACCCATACAGTCAGGCGCGTAAGAATGCAATTGACTTTGTGCTTAACGTGGACTACGCTATTACAGTGCTGCGCCAAGAGGCATTTGCAGTTCTGACTAAAAAAGCGGGCTGATAAAAAAGTGAAGTGACAAATCAGAGGTTTAGATTATGGCTAATGTGGTGAGTTTGGAATTATTCAAGCAGCACGTCAGGGCAGATGATTTCGCCGATGATGATGTATATTTGCAGCATCTTTTAGATACAGCAGAAAAGCACGTTATCCGCGTAACCAACCGCGACAAAGACGAATTAGTGGAAATGGGCGGCGGGGAGTTTCCCGCCGAACTCAAACACGCTATTTTGTTGATTGGCGCACATTGGTACAACCAACGCGAGAGCGACAGCACTACGCAAATGCACAGCGTTCCCGACTCACTGCAGGCCCTGATTAAACCCTTTAGAAAGTTGGTAGAATGATAGCCGGACGTATGAAATATAAACTTATGTTGTTAGAGCCGGTAAAGGCGACCAACGACTACGGCGAGGAAAAAACCACCTACGCGGAAACCCGCATCGTACACGCGGAGAGGGTAAAGCAGAGTGGCAACCGAAGCGAAGAAGTTGGCGAGCATTTCCCGGACTATCGCGCAGAGTTCAATATAAGGGACGCCCACCCGGTGCAAGAAAATTGGCGGGCACAGCAATTAGGAGGCTACCTATACACCGTTACGAACATCGTGCCAAATCTCGATAAGGGCTTTAAGACCCTGATTTGTGTTAGAGTAAACGAGTAAAGATAATCCGCGAGCAATGGTAAGTCAGATAGTAGATATTGAAAAGCCGTTTAACGACGTATTCCAAGCGCTGGACTTGAAAGACCAGCGTAAGGCGATGCGCGGCGCAATGCGCCGAGAGGGAAACCGCTTGAAGAAACACGCTATTACTGAATTGCAAAGTAGCGGAATCGGGCAAGGCACAAAGCAACGATTTTCAAAGGGTATTCGTATGCGCGTCTATCCTGATAAGTTCGGCGCGGGCTTTATGCTATCGGTTAAGCCTAATAAAAAACGGGGCTACCACACCAACCGGCAAGGCAAAGAAAAGCCGGTACTTATGTGGGCAGAGGATGGCACGAAATACCGTAAGACAAAGACCAAAACAAAGGTGTTTGTGCGCAAGCGCAAAGGCCACGTTACCGGGCGAATGAAACGTTACGGATTTATGCGTAAAACCGATGAACAGGCAACACGGATTGTTGAGCAAAATTTGTTTAGCGATTTCCAAAAGAATTTGGAGAGAGCGGCAAGGAAGAAAGGACTATTGTAAACTATGGCAGAAGTACGCAAAACATCATTAAACGCAGGTTTGATTATTCGTAAAATCCTGATGGAAAGCGAGGCAGTAACGCAGCGCACCAAAAAGATTTTTCCCATAGTCATAGATAAAGCGGAATTGCCCTATATCCTTTATCGACGGGCCGCTTTGGAACACAATCCGACAAAAGCCGGGCAGCCCGGAGCAGACACCGTACAGATGGAAGTAAACGTATATACGGCGGCATATAGCGAGGGCGTGGAGTTAGCCGAGGCGGTACGCGCCGCGTTAGACTACGCGCAGGGTGAAATCTCTGGCTTGAAGATGCGCAGTTGTACGCTTACCGACAGCGAAGAGGGTTGGGAAGATGATGCGTGTGTACAAAATATGACATTCACTATTAAATTATAATTAAATTATGGCAAACACTGGTTATATCAATGGTAGCGACTTGTTGCTGATGGTTGGCGGCAAAGCCGTAGGACACTGCACAAGTCACACGCTGACATTTAACAGCGAAACCAAAGACCGCGCCGTTAAGCCGGTCGCGAGTGCGGCTAAAAGTAGCGGGCTTTGGAAAGGCAAGGGCGTTACGGGCCTTAGTATCTCAATCAGCGCAGAGGGTTTGCGCTTCTACGACGAAACCGAGAACGGACACGAACAGATTGCGCCGCTTTGGGGAAAGGGTGATAGCGTAGAAGTCAAGGCGTTTAAGCGTGGCGGCGACGCAGCCCCGTACGTTGCGGGTAAGTTCGTGATTGCGTCACTTGAAGAAACAAGCCCCGCGCAGGACGATGCCACTTACAGCGTAAGTTTGGAGAACGACGGAGAGCCGACAACATACCCGGGCAAGGAGAGCGGCGAATAAAACGTAGCGCATTATGAGTAAGTTAGAAATCACTATTAACGGTAAGGCATACCCCTGTCGTCAGACGATGGGGGCCATGCTTCGTTTCAAGCAGGAAACAGGCAAGGAAGTAACCGACATCGAGCCGGGCAGCCTCGCAGACCTTTGTACGTTCCTTTGGTGCTGCATCGTGTCGGCTTGTAAGTCCGACGGCGTAGAGTTCAATTTGTCGCTGATGGAATTTGCCGACAGCATAGGCCCTGACGAAATGCAAGCGTGGAGCGACAGCACGACCACCGAGGCGCAGCACGACGGCGACGGAGAAAAAAAAACGGAATAGCCATTTATGAGATATTGGGCATTGCTTTGGGCTGCATACATCTTTCGTATGATGATTTTTGCCGACTGACGCCGATAGAGTTTGAACACATTTATAAGGAGTTCAGAAATAGGCAAGATGCCGCCTACAAAGACGAATGGGAGCGTATGCGAATGTTAGCGGCGATAGTGATACAACCGCACCTAAAGAAAAAGGTTACACCGCAGAAACTCTTACCGCTACCGTGGGAGAGTACGACCAAAAAGCAGCGGGGCAAAGCCCAACAACTCACAGCCGCCGAGAGCCTGAAAAGGTTTGAGGAATTGGCAAAGAGAACGGAAACGCCTAAGAGCCTAAAAGGTTGATGTTGTCGTTAGCGGCATCGTCAAAGCCTAAACTTTCTTTCTCACTGATAGGGAGCGAGGCAAAGACGGAAACGGCAAAGAGGATTGCAAACACCCACATCGCCACGAAACCGGTAACGGACGGCTTGATGAAGTAGCCGGAAACCATAACCGAGAAAGCGGCGACGGTCAGCAGCCAAAGCACTACGCGGATGATGTTCTTTAGTGTCTGCATAACGATAAAGTCTTTTTCTGATGCAAAGATACAAATAAAATTTGGAATGAGTAAGTAAGTAACGCTAAAAAATGGCAAAAGAAATAAAATTTAACGTCCGTTTGTCGCTTGATGGCAAGGAACAACTTGTAACGGCAACTACCAATGTTCATGAATTAGCCAATAAGTTAGGCATTTCCAGAACAAGGGCGGACGAATTGCGTAATACGATGTTGAGGTTTAATAACGTTACGCAAGTATTTCAGAATGCCTTTTCGGGGTTGCAGCAGATTACGGGTATTATGCAGCAACTCACACAAGCAAGTGCCGCACAGGTGGAGGCCGAAACGAAGTTGGCTAACAATATGCGCAACACGATGGACGCTACCGACGATGAGATAGACAGCATTAAGGAACTTTGCGCCGCCCAGCAGCGGTTAGGCGTAATCGGCGACGAAGTGCAGTTGGCGGGAGCGCAGGAGTTAGCCACCTACCTTGAAAAAAAGTCGAGTTTGGAAAAACTTATACCCGTAATGAATGATATGGTAGCGCAGCAGTATGGACTGAATGCCACGCAGGAGAGCGCGGCGAATATCGCTACTATGTTGGGTAAGGTGATGGAGGGGCAGACCGGCGCACTTTCACGCTACGGCTACAAGTTCGATGAAGTCCAAGAGCAGATTTTGAAGTTTGGCACGGAGGAAGAACGCGCCGCCGTGCTTGCCGAGGTCGTGGAAAGCGCGGTAGGCGGCATGAATGCGTCGTTGGCCCAGACCGATGCGGGCAAGGTGAAGCAGGCGGCAAACTATATAGGCGACTTGCGGGAAGAAGTAGGCGCATTGATAGCACCTTACGAAACGCTTATTGTGCAAATAGGTGAAATGGGGCTGGCCCTGAACGCCATTATAACTACCGCTGGCGGCATATTAGGTGCTACCCGCGCTTTGTCACTTTGGACGAATACCACCAGGCTTGCAAGCCTGAACACGAAGATTGCCGGTAATGTCGTGCGTTGGTTTACAACGGTTATGAATATGTCGTCGGTCAGCATCAAGGGGGCGACGATTGCCGTAAAAGGCTTAACGTGGGCGATTAGGGCGTTAGAAGTCGCGTCGATTATCGGTGCAATTATTGCGGCTATATCGTTTGCGGTGGAACTATTCGGCGATTCGGCAAGCGACGCAGCCGACGAATTAGGGGAGTTTGCGGACAAAGCCGACACCGTGGCGGATTCATACAAGCGCGTGCAGAATGTCTTTGAGAGCACAAGCGCACAGACTTATAGCAGCCTGATGACTAACTATAAGAAATTGCAAGCCGGGTGGAAAGCATTGGGCGACGAACATCAGAAAATAGCGTGGATTAAGGCTAACCAAAGCGAGTTTCAGGCGTTGGGCTTGAAGATAGACGGCGTTAGCGACGCGGAAAATGCCTTTGTCAAGAATACCGATGCCGTGGTACAGGCTTTTATCGCAAGGGCAAGGGCAGCGGCAAGACTGGCGCAACTGACAGAAGAATATAAGTTACAGAACGAACTTACCGAAAAAATAGACACGTCCAACAGTGCGGCGCAGGCCCGCCACCACGTAAACGCGGGCGACCGGGCAAATATAACGTCGTGGGACAGAAAGCGCGACGGCAAGTATATAGAACTGGCTAACGACGGTGCTTACAGATACACCCAAGCCGGAGCGGACAGGGAAAACAGCAAGAAATGGATTGGGAACACCGCCGAGGACAAAGCCAACAAGGAGGCTTTGAGGCAGAGCCGGGAACGCACGGCAAGGCTTGAAGCAGGGTTGGCAGACGATGTTAAGGCTACGACCACGCTAACGGTAGTACCGCCAAAAGGCGGCACAACGGTTACAACGCCGAAGCCCGACAAAAAGGCTACACCTGAAACGCCTATTGCCGAGGGCAGCATTAACTGGTATCAGAAGCGGTTAGAGGAATTACGCAGGAACATCGAGGCCACAGGCGATGAGGAAGTGGCAAAGGCACTGCAAGCCGACTATCAGGCCGTAGAAAAGGAGTTTAAGGCGTATAAAGTACGTATCGGCGTGGAGCAGCCCGAAAAAGAGGAGGTAAAGACCGTTGCCGAGCAGATGCAGAGCGAACTAACGGCGGCACAGCGTGATTTCGACAACGCCGTGACCGTGGAAGCAAAGGTAGCCGCCGCCGCGAAAGTCAGCGAGATACAGGCGCAGATAGACGAAGCCACAAGGGGCAAAGTGTCTATCGGCGCAGAGGTTGAACCATCCTACATCGAGCAGGGCAGCAACGCGGACAAACGGCAGAGTTACGCCAACGCCCAGCAAAAGGCAAGCCGCATACAACAAGACTACGAAATAGGGATTGTAGGCAAAGACAAGGCATTGGAGGAAATCGCGGAACTAAACATAGCACTTGAAAAGTTAGGGATGAAGCCGATAGAAATAGAGGTGATGACCGAAGACATTACAAAGGCTAAAGAGAAGTTCCAAGGCGCGACGGATGCTATTGCCTCAATGGGGCAAGCCTTTTCGGGGATGGGCAGCGCTTTGGAGTTGCCCGAACTGAATATAGCGGGAACTATCGCCCAGGCAATAGCGACGATGGCAGCGGGCTACGCCACCGCTACCACGCAGGCCGCCACGTTGGGGCCGTGGGCGTGGATAGCGTTTGCTGCTACTGGTTTGGCACAACTGGCCGCGATGATTTCAAGCGTGAAGCAAGTAACGGCGTTTGCCAACGGCGGCGTAGTGAGCGGCCCCACGTTGGCACTTGTTGGCGAGTATGCCGGAGCGGCCAACAACCCCGAAGTTATTGCGCCGCTGGATAAGTTGCGCACTATGATACAACCGGCGGGCGGCGTAGGCGGCACGGTACGTTTTGAGATTGACGGTAGAAAGTTGGTGGGAGTGATTGCCAACGAAACAAGAATTAGTAGTAAATCAGGCAGACGAACAAACATAAAGGTATAACGATGTATTTACACGGCAGTTTTGTAAATCAGCAGGGCGACACAATAGCGGTGCATATCGTTACTAACGCCGACCGTACCAACAGCATAGAAGTTGGTACGGATGCGGCGGGCATATTCTTTACCGCCGACCCAGTAGAGATTAAAAGCGAGGTAAACGACACATTCGACCACCTATTACGCCAAAGCGCATCTATAAGATTGCTTTCGCGCGATTTTATAGCCGATTTCTTTTGCGCATCGTGTAGGGATGCCGTCGTGAACATATATCGCGATGGCGTTTGTCTATTTGCCGGATTTATAGAACCGCAGACCTATAGTCAACCATATAACGATGTGTACGACGAGGTGGAATTGAATTGTATCGATGCGCTTTCTGCTTTGCAATATTCCAAGTATAAGAATGTGGGCAGTGCAGGTGTACTTTATAAACTCACCAAAGCCGAAGCGGGACAACGTACATTCTATGACATTGTAACCGAGATTTTAAATGGCATCACGTCCAGTATCGACATCGTGGGTGGGCGGTCTATCCGTTATCTGTATGATGGGAGTAAAGCCGTTGACAACAAAAGCGGTAATCGCTACACCGTGTTTAAGCATCTTGCAATTTCTGAGTTACTATTTTTCGGCGGAGAAGAAGATGATGTTTGGCAACAGGACGAAGTGTTAGAAGAAATTTTGCGCTATTTGAATTTGCACATAGTTCAGGACGGCTTAACATTCTATATCTTTTCATGGGAATCGGTTAAAGACAACGCCGCTATATCGTGGCGCAACATTGTAAATGGGCAAATTGACATAACGGCATTTAAGGCTGTGGCAATTTGCAACGATAACGTAGCCGATTGCGACACGACCATAAACGTAGGAGAGGTTTACAACCAACTACTTTTAACTTGTAAGATCGAGAGCGTAGAAAGAGTAATTGAAAGTCCGTTGGACGAGGATTTACTAACATCGCCGTTTTTCTATTGGCAGAAATATTGCACAGAGTTTTCGGCAGATGGTGAGGGCAAAAGCGCGTACAACGCTTTTAAGGCGATGTGTCATGACAAGCCTACTGATTATGGTGCGGGGCGTATTACAGATTGGTTTATACAAGTAATGGCAAATAGTGCGTGGATTTTTCCAAAGAACGGAAACACCGCAGTTGATCTTGCTACGCTTTATGGTACGGGCAAGAACCAACAAACTTTACCAAATTGGTTGGGCGAGAATCTCGGAGCAGCTATATTGTCCATAGGCAACGTTGAAATTAACACCGCAAAAAACGACAACAGCCCTGTATCTAAAGTTAACATGACTAATTATTTAGTTGTTTCGGTAAATGGCAATGATAGTGATAAAGAGGGCGAGTATTATCCGGACGCTAACGATATTAAGCCGAACATACCATATGCAGTATATACAGGAAACAACGCGGGTGGCAATTTTTCACCCGCCGATGATAAGGTAACTAATTACATCGTGTTATCTGGCAAAATTGTGCTTAATCCGGTCATGAAAATGACAGATACGTATAGAGCGTTACACACGGACACGGATTGGCGCATAGCATTGATGATTCCAAAATGGTGGCACGAAACGGTACCCAGCCGTGACAACGGCGACGGAAGATACTATACACGTAAATATTGGAAAGCGATTGAACCTAAAGACGAAGTTACGTGGGATGCGAGCACTGATTATGGCTTAGTGCCATTTACGGGCAAAGGCCCCGAAAGGTATGAATTTAAATATAGCGCAATAGGTGATAGCACAGACAATATATCAAAGATATCTGTATTAGCGTGTATGCTTATTATCGGCGACAAGTGCGTAGTGGAATCAGGTACGCAAGGGCAAACGAGCGATTTTGAGTGGAAAACTTACAAAACGCGTGAACAATGCCGCGATGATGACGAGTATTACCAACAATGTTTCTATATTGGTTTTAACCCCAAAATAGGCGATAAATTAGTAGGCACTGAGTTTGATTTGCAAAATAATATCAGTTACACTATGGGGGTTGATACAGAGGGCACAGCAATACCCGTCCGAAAATCTGACAAATTGAGCGGTCAAGTAAAGTTTATGGTTCTCGGACCGGTTAATACCATTTGGGGGAATATAACACGCAGGCATCCTACTTTCTTTAGACGTACAAAATGGAGCACTGATAGTGTACCTTTGTTGGCGCACGTTAGCAATATCATGGTTAAGCAATTTGAAGTCAAGGTTTACAGCGACAACGGATTAACTAATAACGTAAAAGATAACGACATTATCTATATGAGTGACACCCGCGAAGAATTTACCAACAAGAAAGATAATTTAGAGTTTAAGATAAATTCGGCTTTGACAGTTACGGAGTGTCAAGAGTTGGGCGTGGTAAGTACTATAAATATTTCCACGCCTATAAATACTGAAACTAAAGACGGCGTGCTGACTATTTACGATTACAATAAAGGCAAGCAGGCGAAACCTGAACAAATTTACGTGGATAGTTATTACACCGAATACCATTTGCCCCGAATCCTGATGGAGCAGAAACTATTAGACAGGGGCGGCATTATCGGTTTATTCTATCATTACACGCACCCAGCGTTGAACAAGGCGTTTTTTGTTCAAGGCATCAGTCGAAATTTGATTGAGGGGCGCGCGGATTTAAAAATTAAGGAGATTGATGAATGATTGACGTAAAAGTTATAAAAAAGCCAAAGGGAATGGGCAACGGTGACGGTAGTTCTACCGGCGCGGGGCGTGGTTATGTAGGTGTGTTACAGGAAGTGAAACACGCCTCTCACGCCGACAAAGCCGATTTTTCAGATTCCGCAGAGTATGCCAAACGTTCAGGCTTTTCATCAAGGTCCGCGTATTCAGATGAGGCGAAAACTTTATCTGAAGACAGCCCCGCCTTTGAAGATTTTTTAAGCCGTAAGCATGACGATGTTGCCAATGGAATTATCAAGTTTATCAAAGGCATACTATTCGGAAAAGGAAACAAGGGTATTGACGCGGAAGGTAATGCCACGCTCGGCAATATAAACGCTGACGACATCACTGCGGACAGCGTGACGAGCAAAGGATATACCGGCTCTGACATCTTGAGCGACAAGGGCTTCAAGATGTGGGAGGACGCAGAGGGTAGGAGCCATGTCATAACGGACTTCTTCACC